CGATACCGTGATATTCTGCCATGTGGTGTTGTTCTCGCGCAGTTCGTTGGACCCAGCCAGCATGCGCTCCTTCCCCTTGCCGTTCGACAGCGAGTAGAGGAAGTCGGAATATTCCTTAGGCGAAGCGTTGGTAAGCTCGTCCATGGTGGCAGGGATATTGTTCAGCACCCCGACCCACTGGAGCTTACCGTTCATGGTGTCGATCTCTTTGAGGCGCAGTTCCTTCGGGTGGCCGTAGACGCTGTTAATCATATTGAGGATGGTGGTCTTACCTGTACCAGAGCGGGAGTTGAACAGGTTGATGACCGCGCCTGTCTGGTTGAGGAACTTGAGCAGTGGCGACCCGAACGCGCTCAGCGCAGCGAAAGCCTGTGCTTCCATCCCTTCTTGACCGTAGAGCGCCCAGACCTCTTTCCATTGGTCGAGGCTACCCTTGGGGCCGATGAACTTAGCCAGCTTGCTGGTGGCCTTTGAGGGTGGGGAATATATGTTACCTTCGACGGTGATCTCTTGGTCACCCAGTACGAACCGACTGTTGTTGTCTGCCCAACCAAATTGCTGCCGCATGATTTCTGCCTTCTCTTTGTCTTGTAAATTTTCTGCCGACTTCATCACGAAGTCCATCAGGATGTCGAACTTCTTACCGTAGCTGTAGACCCCATTGGCTGAGAGCGTCTTACGTAGCTCGTCCTTCTGGGTGACTTTCGACATAGCGATATTGAACTCACGCAACCCATCTTGAGGTAGGTGCAATCTCATTAGCGCGGAGTCGCCCTCGCCCGGGTCGTGCATGCGCTTCACGACGTAAAAGTCGTTGGCATACACCATGATGGGCTCGGCTTCGGCATCGTCCTTGGGTGGCTTGCGCCAGATACCCCCGTTCTCCCCCCGATAAAATGGGAAGGGGTATTTGGGGATGGTTATCTCTTCGACCACGCCGGGTGAGGTTTCGACTTCTACAGCGTCCTCGACGGACTCCTTGACCACCTTACCCAGTTCCTTGGGGCCGAGGATTTTGTTGAAGTGTGGGCACCCTTCGCAAAGCTCCGGATTGACGCTGCGAAACTTGGCGCAGCTAGTCGCCTTCCGGATGGTGGCTACCTTCTTATCGACGGTCTCGGGGTCGTAATCCGGATGACCGTCCGACATCATGTGCACCGCCTTGTCAGCGTCCTCACACATGGCAGCCACGGACAGTGCGTAGAACCACTCATAATAGCTTATCGAAGCTCTGTTCGTATAGGCATGGAGCAACTGATTGCACCCATCACCCGCAGCCGTACGCTTCATGATCCGCTTGAAGTTATACCCTACGCCACCCATCAGCGCCTGTTGGCGCGGTGTCATGACGAAATCGTCGTCGAAGATTGTAGGTTGCTTCTTCACCCCAAAGATCGACCGCATCTCCTCTATGGTGGTTACGTCCCCCACATGGAGAAACTGCACCGGACGCGGCTCCTCCTGCTTGAAATTAAACGTGCCGGGTACCCGCAGGATACGCGCCACCTCAAACACCTTGTCGTCTACGTAGAAATTCTGGGCGCGGCACACCTCTTTGAAGCGCTCGGCTACAGGTTCCCAGTCACGGCGGGAGACTGCTTCCTCCAGCGGCCAATAGGCATGGATGCCACCGCCAGAGTTTACTAGGGTAGGAGTAGGAAGGCCGACCGTCTTGCAGAATTTACGCAGTGCTTGAAGCGCTGTCCTCTGGTCAACATAGCCATCAGGTCTTTTAGTGGTTGGGTCAATCTCGGCCTTGGTCGGACCGCAGTCCACATCGAGCCAGAACGCCTTCAGTGCGAGGACATTCTCCTTCTTGCGATTGTCACCCGTCTTATATTTCGCCACCCCAAAGAACGCATTGCGGCCAGCTTCGACGTACTGCTCGATCAGAGCATCCGCCTCTTCGCGTGTAGCCACTAGCTCCTGACGAACGTCAGCATTCTTACCCGTCCCTTTGATACCCGTTATGGCGAACCAGCCTTCGGCTGGCTGCACTAGGGTCAAAAGATCAGGTTGTTGCATTGCATCACTCACCATCGCGGGAAGCCCCGCTTATTGTTTGCTCTATTTGTAGCCTCAGTCGAGCGAGGCTAGGTAGGTCTGGATAGCGTCATGGGCTTTGCCCCTTGGCTCACTCAACCCAAGGAACCAGTTGTAGACCGTCTGACGGGTAACATTCAACCTTTGTGCGATGTCCGAGACAGGGATGTCCCGGGCGAGACAAGCTCGCCCGAGTTGGACCCCGATGAGGTTACCATCGGCCTCCTTGATCGCCTCGGCTACACGGATGCTATATCCGAGCATACTCAGTCCTCATCCTCATCATCAAGCCAATCGTTGAGGACCGAAGCCAGTTCCGGCTTCACCTCGGCAGTAGCCTTGGGTTTAGCGGCCCGTTTGATGGGGGCAGCTGTAACTTCTTCCTCGTCGTCATCACCAAACGGATTAGCGCTCACAGCAGGTGCGGCGATAGCAGCAACAGGAGCAGGTGCGGCGATAGCCTTGGCACCATCCACAGCGCCAACAGTCAGCTTGGTGTAGCGTTCCGTAGCCGGATCATCCTGCGCAGCGTCGATGAAACCTACTTCCGTCTCGGTCAGATGGCGGATGGCCTTGAAGCCTACCTTTGCGGTGTCAGCTTCAGCGTCATAGACCATGCGGGTTACGACAGTATCCAGAGCCTCACCGTTGGAGAGGAGAAACTTCTTGTAGCCCTCGAAGCCGTAGACGTTCCCATCGTTATCGCTGAACAGCGAGGCACCCGGAATGGCAATCTGGTAGATGTCACCGCTCGGGTCACCAGCAACGAGGACCGCGAGGCGGCGCTCATAACGGCAGCGCTTACCCTTGCCACCGGCACCCGAACCTTTCACGTTATTGGGGCATGCAGCACAGGAAGCGGCTTGCTTATTCTTGGCACTGGCTTCCGGCACCACACCATCGTTAGACCAGCAGTCAGGCAAGGATGCCTTGGCATTGGGATCATAAGCCCCTGCGTAGAACTTACGGCTTGGTTCAGCCAACCAGTCAACGATGATGATGTCCAGCTTGTCAGGGACTGCTTTGCCGATCTGCTCCCCGCTTACGACGCGCTTAAATACGCGACCATTGCTGAGCTGGATACGGCGCATGCCGCCCCCGCCCGAGGTAGCCATACGGTCCATGCGGCGCGACTCACGGCGCACAGTGGGCAGGTTAGATGGTTCTTCAAAAATGGTGATATTGCTCATGGTTCTTACTTCTCGCTCGGTTTGCGGACTTGGATTACGTACTTGTTATCGACCTGTAGGCCAATGGGAAGAGCGTCCGGGTTCTCTTCCAAGAATTGCTTCATGTTACCGTTGTGGATGCGCTTCTCCAGCAGATGCACGGCTTCGTTCTCGACGATAAACTCGTTCATCTTTTCCCAGTCGGTAGTCCAGTAACGCGTCTGGACGCGCCGTGATATCGTACCCGATGGGGTTCGTACGCTGTCTAGGTTCTGCTCGTTACAGAAATTGAGAAGCTCAGCGGACACTTCCTCCAGCTTCTCCTTGAGGTCTTTGACCTTGGTTTCATATTCCTCCTCGGCTTCCGATATAGCTGCGCGCAGCTTGCGGTACACAGACACGAGGTCGTTGATTGGTACTTCTGCCATTGTTTGCTCCTTCATGTGGCTCTGGCCACTTCTTCCTTATACCCTCTACGTTATACAGTGTCAAGTTCCCTCCGGTAGAGGTCAATGATTTTTTCGTGATTGTCGATGTTGTTCTGCAGCATAGAATAGAGGCGGCTCTCCACCTCGCTACCACGCACATGGACGATGGTCATGGCGTTCTTCTGGCCCGGACGGTTGATACGGGCATTTGCCTGTAGATAAGTCTCCACCGATGTGACCGGGGCGTACCAGATGATTGTGTCTGCTGCCGTAAGCGTAAGCCCGTGCGAGGCCGCCTGTGGCTGAATGATTAGCACATGGGGGTCTTTGTGGGTCTGGAATCGCTGCACAATGTCACTGCGCCTATTGACCGGCACCTTGCCATTGATGACATCGCAGGTGATGCCCTCCTTCTCCAGCTTGGCGCGCAGAAGCTCGATGGTGTGCGTGAACGGCACGAAGACCAGCACCTTGTTACTGGCTTCCTCGATGACCTCCATCACGACGTTGAGGCGGTTGGACACGTCGAACTCCAACACCTCGCCAGTATCCGCGTAGACTGCACCTCCACTGATTTGGAGCAGCTTATTGATCTTGGTAGCTGCGTTGACCGCGCTGACCTCCTCACCATCAGCCTCGATAAGCATCTGGCTTTTCAGCTGCTTATAATATTTTTCCTGCTGCGACGTGAGCGGCGCTTCGCGCTCGATGTGTGTTACCTCTGGTAGGTCGAGGCAGTCCTTCTTCTCGAACCGGATCGCCGGTTGCAGGATGCTATGCACTATATCCTGCGCCTTTGGTTTTGGCACCCATTTGAACTGCGTCACCTTCATCATCACCTGATCGCGGTAGTGACTATAATATTTGGGGCAGCTGGCAGAGTCCGCCAGTTTGGCGAGACCGTAGGCATCAAGAGGACTTTGTGCTGCTGGCGTACCGGTAAGCATCCAGATGCGCGGGTCTATTGTGTTGACGATCTGCTTGAGGACTTTCCAGCGGTTGGTCTGCGCATTCTTATAGGCGTTAGCCTCGTCGATCACGATCAGGTCGAACCCACCCAGCATGATCTGCTCTTTGACGATAGCCACGCCATCGAAGTTGAGGATGACGAACTCGGCTCCAGCGTTGATGATCTTCTCCCGCTGCTTGGCGGAGCCATGTGCCACACTGCACGACCGGTGCATGGCAAACTTGAACAGGTCTTGTTGCCACGCCGACTTCATAATCGACAAGGGGCACAGCACCAGCACTCGCTTCACCAACCCACGCTTCATAAGGTAGTCGGCTGCCCAGATGACGCTGGCTGTCTTACCTGTACCCTGCTCGTTGAAACAGAACGCCCTACGCCGAACGGATAGGAACGAGGCTGTGGTCTTCTGGTGCTCAAACGGGGTGAGCTTACCAGTCCAGTGGTAAGACTTAAGCATAGGCGACGGGGCTTCGAAGCCCAGTTCAGCGAGGATTTCGGTCTCAGTCTGCCCCCACTTAACAAGGACGCCTTCGGCTACCTCTGCGCTATTGTGGATGCTGTCCGTTACTACGGACGGGTTAGGAACCTTCAGAAGAAGGGCTTTGTTCTCTACGATCTGCACCGTCATAAATTTTCCATTTGCTCCCTGCGGTCCGTGTCTTCATCTGGACCGGTCCATCTTGCTCATACACCATAGCGTAGTGCAGCATCTCAGCAATGGCGCGGTCTTTCGGACCGAACCCAGATGCTACGGCATAGCCATCCTGTATCACGCACCAACTAAGCTCACTCATTTTTTCTTCCGTTCGCGCTTGCTCGTTTCTGACACGAGGTTGCCCTTGCTGTCCCGCTTGAACGAACGGTTGGCACTCTTACTCTCGACACGCAGGCCGGTGCCATTGTCGCCGCCCTTGTCGAACGCCTTCACATGGGCGACGTCTTTACCGTCACCCTTCTTAACCTTGCCAGCCTTAGCCATCTTGGCACGGGCGGCGTTGCGCGCTGCACGGTTTTTCTTCTGCTCGGGACGAGCATGATACTTATCATATTCAGCCTTGTAATCCCGTGCCATGGCGCGTCCTCAGTATTTGTTCATCTGCTGGGTTATAACATTTTTAACAGCCTGTTGGAAGTTATAGTCGTTTGCGTTTAGGTTCCGCGTTATGGCTTGCCCTAGGGGGAACGTGTTCAAACTCCCTACAAAGTTTGGGTCTTCCAACGCCGCTTTCAGGTGCTTGCGTACCAGTTCGCGGATGTTCTCTTCGAATACGATTGCGAGGGCTGCTTGATCCTCTGTGCTCACATCACTCATTATTTTCTCCTTGGTCTCCAGTGCTCACAGGAGGTGACAGGGCACCACCCGCACAACGGGCTAGTCTTGGCATTCCATATGCCGTTATCCATGGCCGCTTCCAACTGGTCTAGCTGATCGTCGAACACGGACAGATACCTGTCGAGCTTCTCACGCACATGGGTTTTCTTCGGGAACTCGTGACTGACCACGTAGGCCAGCCCCGACTTGATAACCTTCAGGTCTGGGTACTTTACGAATAGCGCACCAGCCATAAGGTCCAGCTGCTTCATGTCCGCATATTTGGCGTTCTTGCCGGTCTTGTAATCAATCATCCAAGCTCGGTCGCCATCGAGGATCAGAAGGTCCACGATGCCACGATACCAAACGTCCTTGTCGAAGAAGCCACATGGCTCGAAACCATCGGGTGTTTTCCTCAGGCCAAGCCTCAACTCGGTCAGCTTCTCACCCTTCTTGGCAGCCAGTGGCTCCACGATAGGACGCATATAGGCAAACTTCTCAGGGATGGGTGTGCCATCCTTGACGAACAACTCGGCAGCTTCATGGACCTCGGTCCCATAGACAGCAGCTTCCCCCGGATCATCCTTGACATCCTTCACAACCTTGAGGTGGAAGTACTTCTTCGGACATTGGTCAAAAGTTTTGATGCTGCTATAGGACCATGCGGTCATTATCTGGGCTTTCCTTCGAGACGGTCAGCCACCAGCTTAGCATAGCCAGCAATGTCAATCCAGCTGTCAGCGTAATTAGGGTCACCATTTAGGATACGAGCCAGCTTGGAAAAGATCATGTCGATAGCCTCGGCCTGATCCACATCGAAAGTCTTACCTTGCTGTGCAGCGAAGGTATGGGCCACGTTCTTTAGCTGCTGCGCGATGCGCGCTTGGTCAACGAATTTACCGTACCGCGCGCCGCGCTCATCGAGCACTGTGCCTACGCTCGTACCTGTTTCGATAAACTCTCCGGGCTTTGGTCTTCCCGTACCCTGCGTAATTTTGTACGCCAGTTCCTTCATCTCCTCGGTCAGTTCCAAGGGGGGAGCTACTTGCTCTCGCTCTTGTTCTTGCTCCAGCTCCATCTGCTTCTTCAGGGTGTAGACATAACCCTCACTGACGGGTAGCCGCGCTCGGATTTCCCGCACAGACATACCCTGCTTGAGCAGTTTCCTAACTGCAGATGCTTTGTTTCTCTTAGCCATTTCATTTGCTCCTTACTTTAGATTGCCGCCGCTCTTGAGTATGTCGCCACCGAAAATGTGGGTGCCGACATGGTTCAGTCTGATGAACGGTTGGGCGTGGATTTTGCCACCATGGTCTCGCCACAGTTCGCAAAAGTGGTAGTCCTCTGACAACAGC